TTTCTAGTGCTTTATCAAATTCATAATGTTTAATTAAGGTTGGAACTAAGGATAAATCTTTTCCCAAATATGTTCCAGAGAACCCTTCCCAATTAGCTTGCAGTTTATCATATATATGTAAAGCTAATTGAGTATCCGTATTCAAATCTTCCCTAGTAATAGGAATTTCTTCCTCTTTAGGTGTTGATCCGAGCAACTCACACATTTCAAAGTATTGTTCTTTAGTTAGTCCTGAGCCTGACTCTTTGACGTAGCTTTGGATTTTTTCACACTCTTTGTTGAGCTGCTCTTGGTAAAATTTGCTAGATCTTTCAACATATCAGTAATCCAACCATCAAGAATCGCACTATTTTTCATAAGTTCTAGAGCATTGGATTCAGTGTATTCTAACTCATCTTCTTCATCTTCTTCTTGAACATCAATCAAAACTAATTCTTTCAAATATTTTAGTTTTAAACCTGTCCAGCCTTTCACTATAGCTCTAGTATATAGTTGAAGGAATAAATCTTCATCGAACTCTTCTCTAGGTTGTCTAGTTTTAGGATCGATAATAGTTTTTTGGCACTTTTTCAGTAGTACCTGGTTACTTTCCCTAGATAGAAAGCACAAATCAATATTGAAACCTTCACATCCTGGAAATTCAAATGTTACCTTTTTCTCTGGTAACAACATACTTTTTAGGTCCATGGTATAATACCTCCTTAAGCATTGTAAATAATTGTTGTATAAAAACTTGAACCTTCCTGAGCAACAAATGAAACATCCATTGATAGCGTTTCATTAAACTGTATTTGTGGAATATTTAAAATTGCTCTTGGAATATTTACTTGTACATATGGTGCTGTTGTGCCACCAATATTTATTGTTATATCTGCCTCATAAGTTGTTTCATAAGTGTCGGTTGAGGCATTTGATAAAATATCATTATATAAATCGCCACTTAAATTAGTTCCTTGTTTTAAGTATAAACTTAAAATTCCAGAAATGTTCCTATTACCAGTATAGTGTCCTTGCGGGGCTGTAGTTTTACCTAACTGAGTTCTATTATAAAATTCAACATTATTATTTATATCTATAGAACCACCAGTTAAAGCTACAGTATATACTGTACCTAAATCCATACTTAATGTTGATAGTCTATTTTTAATATAATCAGTAGCAGTAGTTCTATCTGTAGCAGTAGGTGGAGTACTATCTCTAGTAATAGATAAGCCTCGACCTTCCCAAGCTATACTAGCTATACCATTAATATCAATATTAAGAGTAGCTGAATCAATAATAGCATTATCAATTCTATAACTACCATCTGCATTATTGGGATTATCGAACCATAAGGTTAATTCATACAGAGAGCCTACATTTCCCTCTGAGAAATCGATTGTAGAAGTGGTTGGAGTACTATAAGGAGTACTACCGATAACATCCGCCCCTAATAAACTTGTCCATAAATACTCATCTGGGCTCGTTACATTTGTATCTACCAGTGGTAACATGTAAGTATTAAAAGTAAACGTTACTGGATTTATTATGCTTATATGTGGTGCTACGGTTCTTACCTGAGTTGAACTAAGCGTTTCTCTTCCAACTGAATCTAAATTTGCACTTCTATTAAAAGAAAAATCATGAACTAACAATTGAACAGTATTAGTATTATCCGCAGAACCTTCGGCCGCCTTTGAAACATATATATTATAATCTCTTTTAAGTGCTATGCTCATTATTTGGCCTATGTAGGGATGGGTGAGGCATTGCGCCCCACCCATCAATTATATTAAGTTTCGTCTGTATAGTAAGCTACACTGATTTCATTTGCTGCATTCGGATCTGGTGTAACACCATCTGTTTCGTATGCAAGGGCTGTGAAAGGTATATCTACTGATACAACATCTTCAATATTAATAGTTGGAATAACTAAGTGAGCTGCTGGCATAGATAATTGAAGGACTGGTACATTGTACGGGCTAGTTGGAGCCACTCCACCAACATAAATATCTAGTGCGAAACGTGTAGGATCGGCACTTGCGCTAGCTCCTGTAGAATAAGTCAGTAGATCATTCAATAGATCTGCTGTATCTCCAGTAGTTCCACTCTTTAGATAAGCTGTCATATTTCCAGAAATTTGAAGCTGTCCTGTAAAGTGTCCGCAAGGCTGATTCACAACACCTAGTGATTCCGGCGTTAAGAACGTAATATTGTTATTAATAGTTAGTGTACCACCAGTTAAGGCTACTGAATAACTATTACCACCAATACCTGCTTGTCCTGAATCACCAACTAGTGTAACTGTTGACAATTTGTTACGAATACATGCTTGCTGTCCTGTAGGCGCTTGTAAATAACCATCGCCTGTTGGGAAAGCTGTAGTTTGTAAATCACCTGGACCAGCTAACATATCTGTTAAATGTCCGAAAGCTGTCGGATCATCAGCATTTGTAATTTGGGTAATCGAGTCAGCGAATCCAGACCATGTAATTGAAGCAATCGCATCAATAGCAAAGTCAATCTCGGCCTGATTTACAACCGATCCAGGCATGTAATACCAAGTAGGGGCTGCTGTAGTACCCAAGTTCCAATAAAAATACAGCTTCTTCAATTCGTTAGTACGACTAGTTAGAAAATCTACTGTCATACCGCCGGCTGAGTTAGCCTGTCTAGTTGTTGCGTCACCATTACTATCGGTAGAAATAGGTGTAGTATCATTAAGACTAGCTAATGCTTCCCACAATACTCTTTCTACCGCATCATTTACATCATTTGGTATGTCGTATCTTGGACGAACGTAAGCCTGAAAACTCCACTCGGCCGGTTCAATAGCAGTTGTAAATACTTGTTGACCGCGAGTAGGGGCAGATCCAGCCTCATTAATTTCAATCTCTTGAGTAGCAGTAGTTGCTGAAAAGCTGAACCCATCTAATACTTTGATTTCACATGTATTATCTTGAGTTTTAGCTACGTCCTTATCAGCAGTACTAACAAACAAGTTGGCGTTTCTACTTAAACTAAATGCCATTTACTTTTCTCCTCGTATTTTAAACTTCATATCGTACCTCAAGAACAACTTCTCCTACTCCTAAGGGCGATAGTAAGCCTTCATCATCAGATAACGATAATATTCTTATGTCTGTACTAAGGTCATTACCATCTACAGTAAGATCATTATTATTATCTAAAACTAATTCTATATCCTCGAAAGCCTCTTCGATTCTATCTTTAGCATCTTCATCATTTACATAAACTCTTATGTTTACTGTTAAAAATGCCCATTTAAAATCACCTGGAAGGTACTCTCGTGTTTCTTCTCCACTATATACACAAATAGTAGGATAGTCGGTTACTTCATCCCAAAATATCTGTTTAGGTTTTGCATTTTCATAAATATTAGTAGTATACGGACTATCTCCTGTTAAATAAGTATTAAATAGACCTGCTATACCCTGTACTATTTGTTGTCTTGTATTAGCCACGTAAACCTACCACTACTCGTCTAAATGTTGCAATTTTTTCTTCTTGAAGTAATTGACGTATACTACGCCCAAAAATTCTATGTGGATCTCTTCCTGGTTTGTGTAATCTTCCTCCTGGCTCAAAAGTGCCATAAGGATACCGCATATATCTAACTACCGCTGTAGCGGCATTTTTTTCTCTGGTAGGTAAGAATCTAGTGATTTTTGCCGATGCTGCAAATCTTCCTGTTCTATAATTTAGAATTAATTTAGATTCGCCCCCACCCATATTTTCTCTAATTTTATCGTGTAATCTTCTGTTTAAATATGGAATCTTTTTATTTAAATTAGCATCTGAGTCTGGAATTAATTTTATTAATTCTTTTCTTACTTTCTGTATATCGGATTTACTAGTTAATTTAATATTTGAACGTGTTACTTTTTCTGTAACCTTTACAGGAATTTTAATTCTTTTATTTTTGTATTTAAAAGTTTTTCTCTTACCCTTTAAAAATAGTTCAATAAAAGAATCTGAAATAACATCATTATATGATTTAGAATGTTGTGCATCAAATAATTCATCAGCATATTTTAGTACAAAGTTTCTTAAATCATCCAATAATTCTTTAGCGAAAGTTCCTTCTTGATTATTAATCTTAGTTGATTCTAGAGATAAAACACTTACTCTCATTTCACCCTTAAAACCAGATTTACCTATTTTTACTCCCACATTATTAAGGGTAAGCCTAGCATCTACGGCATCTACTTCTCTTGCTTTTGTAGTAGCTTTACCTTTTAAAGTTCTTAAGATAGAAGCGTTGCTTTCAACAGTATCTAAAATTTGTCGTATATCGCTAGCGGCTACAGCAGCGGCACCTCTAGTATGTCCTAATTGAGCCCCAGTAGCTCTTTGATTAGCAATTTTAGTAGCTTGTTTTAAGTTTAATTCTCCTTCACTTAAAATAGCAACTCCAACAATTACAACAGCTGATAAAATATTTTTACCTGATGCACCTTTTTTACTGTTATTTAATAGTTTTTCTCTAATTCTAGTTTGTACTTTTTGTACTACTTTATAAACATTTATATCTTTATCTTGTTTTTTTCGCGGAAAAAATGTATAAGATGTATATGAATTAGTAAAATGTTTATTAACTTGTAATTGTGGAAATTCTTTTATAGTTTCATCAAATATTTTTATAAATCCATGATATAGTTCGGCCGCAGCTTTACTAACATTAGTATCATTTTTATAAATATTAGCTAAAGATTTTTGAACTCCGCGACTTCTACCTTCTTGTTTTAATAAAGAAATTATACGATCAATCTCTGTTTTATGTATTCTAATTAATTTTCTGAATTCAACTTCTCGGAAAACTAAAACATGTAAATCTTTGTTCATTCTCTCGCGAACACGATATGCTACCATTTCTTTTATTGCTTTTTCGAAATCACGAATATTTCTAATAGCCACAAATCACCCCGGACTGTATCTATATAAATCAAGAACTCTACGTATATGTGGTGGAAAACTATTTGCAATATATGGTAAAGGATTATCTATTGTAGCACCTAGTAAAGCTTGACTTGGTTTTTCTTCATTTGAATCAATATATGAAATTGTATCTAAAATTGCCATCTTTAAATCGCCAGGCATATTATCTACATCACTATATCCAGCAAAATAATTAACTTCTAAACTGCGATAAGGTGTATTGTAATTACTACTTGTCTGAAATCTGTCGCCTGTTTTTTGAGTACGTACTGTACCTTCTTCCAGATCAACAAAAAACCCTGCAAAATCAGGATCATCTTGCGTTAATGCAGTTTGTGTTATACCACCATCTGTGGAAATATTTACACTATTAACTTGAATTAACGGAAAATGTTTCAAATAGACAATTTCTGTATTTGAATCAAACCATTCAGTAACACCGGGTGAACTAGCATAATCGACAAATTTTCTGGCGCAATAATTTTCAATTAATGAACTAGCATATGTGATGATAGTTTGGAACTTACCATCCCTAGTTGCACTATTAATATTTTTAAACTCTTTGTATTCGGCTAAAGTAACTAAATCAGTCATTAATTTTCCAGAAGGTTAAGAGTGGGGGCGAACCCCCACTCTTTACTCAGTTTAAATAAACTACAAATTATGTAGCAATTTGTAGGTTAACCGTACCCTGTCCAGTAATAATATCTTGGAAAGCAAAACGACGGCTAGAAACGATTACACGCTTCTGGTTAACAACGTCGCGATCGCCTTCTGTCATGATACCGCGTAGGTTACCAATCAAGAAATTACTTGGACGACACATAATACCTAGTGTAGTTCCTACTGTACCAGTAGTAATAGCAGCATTATCAAACATTTGAGATACTACTACACGAACACCAAATAGTGAACCAACTTGACCTGTGATAATAGTAGCACGATCTGCTAGTACATCGACTGTCTTGAAGTTAGGTAACTTCATTAGAGCATAGTATAGGTCATGAGATGCTAGTAATACTAGATTTTCAGGATCAAGTCCATA